AAAGCAGTACCAGGTCGCCATGCGCGGCAACGTTACGATGCTCATTTGGCTCGACAAGCAACGCCTCGGCGGCAAAGATAAGAGCGAGTTCGCCGGCCCGGACGGTGGACCGATTCCTTTGACTCTCGCCGCGAAGAAAGACGCGCTCGAAAGCATTCTTGAGCGCGTAGCTTCAAAGGCTCCTGCGCAATGAGTTGCAGCGTAATCCCAGTCGATCGTATCCGCCAACTGGTTCCGTACATGAGCCAGCGGGAGATCGATGCGGTCTCGCATCTCGTCGAAGGAATCAAACTCGAAGAGGAGCAAGAGTTACTCTGGAACAAGATGAGCGAGCGCGTGGCTTCTTGGGACGCCGGGCCGCTGCTCTGGCTTACGCACTACACGAAGACCGAGGACACGCACTGGCTGACGAAGAACACGGCGTTCTTGGCGCCCTTCCCCAAGAAAGAATACCTCCGCGTCGTGCTCGACTACTTGATCAACTCCCGCTCGATCTTCATTCCGAAGTCGCGAGAGATGATGATGTCGTGGCTCGTCTGCTCGTACATCGCGTGGATGTGCCAGTGGTATCCCGTCTTCTGGGTGGCGCAGACGGGAAAAGAGGACAAGGTCGCGGAGCTGATCGAATACGCCCGCACGCTCTATCGGAACCAGCCTGATTGGATGAAGGCTCGGAACCCGCTTGTGGTCGACAGCGTCTTAGAGATCGCGTGGAAGAACGGCGGCCGGTTCCTAGGCATCCCGAAGGGCGCGGACCAGATCAGGGTCTATCACTGCTACGGATACTTCCAGGACGAGAGCGGCTTCCTGCCCGAAGCGCAGACTTCCTACGATGCTGTAAGGCCCGTCGCTAAGCAGATGGTGTGCGTCTCGACGGATGAGATGGGGTGGTTCCACAGCGAGTGCAAACTGGATTAAATGGAGGACTGTACGCTATGAAGACGCTAAAAAGATTCCTTCCGACAATCTTGGGACTGCTCGTCATCGCTTCAGTAGCGACCTATTCAGTCATGGCCCAATGGGGTACACAAGGCGCCTACTACTCGATGGGCAGCGGCGGCTGGCAACTGAACTGCCCGCCTTCGTCCTGCTCGATCACGGGTACCGTTGCTAATTTCCCTGGATTGAGCGCGAAGAGCCAGTTAACGGCCAACAGCGCAGGGTCGAGCACGGCTGGCCTGATCAACACAGGCATCTCATTCCCCATCGCCGCGAACGAAGTAGGCACGCTGAACTGCACGATCTATTTCACGAATGGCAACGGTGGAGGGCTGACGCTGGCCGTGAACGGGCCAGGTACTCCGACCGAGGTGACGATCAGCGCGGAGATCGAATCCGCTGCCACGACGGGGAACTTGTACGTCAGTCAGGGAACTTCGTGGGCAACGGCCGTAGGAGCAGCGACGAGCAGCGTGACCGGCGCCCAGTACGCGCAGTTTTCCGGGGGAATCGAGAACGGAACCACTGCCGGGACTCTGGCTGTGCAATTCTCCGACGTGAACACGACTGGCACGACAACGGTTCTGCGGGACTCTTGGTGCAGCTTCCCATGATCGACCGCTGCTTGTTCACTCCGAACGGTGACGATCCGCCTTGCGCGGTCCCGCTGACTGATTTATGTACGGTTCCGACTCCCGAAATGGCGTATCTCCTAGCCGACCTAGTCATCGGAGGACGAGCAGGCAGCCAGCTTGATCTGTTGGAGATTGGCACGGGAAGCGGATACGAAGCCGCGATCTTAGCGGAACAGTGCCGCAGCCTGGTGTCGATCGAAGTGAACATGCTTCCTGAGACTGCAGCCAAGTTGTCGGAGAACGTGGCACTGATTCACGCGAACGGCTATGAGTTCGACACGCAGGGAGAGTTCGACGGCGTGCTGGTGACCTTCGGCTCTCGCTCGATCTCACCCGTGTGGGCGAAGCAGGTGAAAGACGGCGGGCGGTTGGTGGTTCCACTGGTCAACGGGGAAGTCTCGCAGATCAGAGTTTACGAGCGTCGAGGTGACGTGCTGCATCTGCTGGAGATCGTAGGTTACGCAGAGTTCACGGAAGGAGTTCTAGCATGAGCGAGAAAGTATCAGAAACAATAACCCGCCGTCTTCATATGGCGCCTCGCCCCCAAATCGCGGTAGTTTTACACCTAGAAGGTCGCCAGTTGACCGTCGACTGCGATATTAACGATTCAATCTTCGAGATGCTTTCGGAGGAGAATGTCGCTAAGTGCAAAAATCAAATTATGGAGGGCATCTCGGTCGCGATAGATAATGCAATCAACAGTAAAGATCGCAAGCAAATGTGTCGCCGTGTCGCTACAGTACTTCACTCATGAGCTTCGCTGATCCATCGCAGCATCATCATAAGCTGGCTGGCATGAAACGGGCATTGGCGTCGAAAGACACTCCGGCGCATCTGAAACCGCATCTCGAAAGGCAAGTCGCACGTCTGGAGGGAACGATGAGAAACGTAAAGGGAGCACGGGTTGGGCAGCGCGGCAGCACGGGAATGGGAGGCTTGCCTCCGGCGAAAGCGATCGTCCGGGCCGTCGACCAGAACGACCGCCTGAACACGGCGAATCCGTACGACGAGGAGTCGTTCACGGACAACAGCAATAACCAGGCGATTCCTGAGCCGGGCAGGGTGAACCCGAACGCGGCTGCTCTGGCGGCAGGCTCGGCAAGCCCGAACCAGTATGCTCCCAGCCAGCAGGCTCGCGGGATGCAGCGAACGGAACGTGGGCCGGGAATCCATCCGAACGAGACGGCAGTGCGCAAGCTGCCCAGCGCTCCGGGGCTGAACCGGACCCTTGGAGCCGTGAGGCGCCCCGACACTTCCCGCCGCGGCCCCGGCTTGCTTCCTCGCGGGCCGAACGTGGCGCGTGCGGGCCAGCGTGGCGAAGGCATCAAGGCCGGCCTAAGTCCGAGCAAGACGGACCGCTGGCAGAGGAAAGGCAGCGCAAACCCAGCGTTCTACGGTGACTGGGGGCTGTGATGTGTCGCGGCGCATGTGCTCGGAGTGCGGCAAGCGTCCTGCTCAGGTCGGTGACGGTAACTGGCGCAGGAAGATGCCGGGCAAGGTGGCGAAGCAGCACGATCTGTGCCGGCAGTGTTGGCAGAGCGGTAACGATCAACAGCAAGGAGCGGAGGTGAAACATGGCGGAACTGACAGCGGGAGGTCATAAGCTGGCTTTAGACTTACGCCAGAGCGCTGCTCTACTTATACCGGTGAACAATCCCTTATTCCACGCTGGACGAGGGTGAGCGTGCCGATGACAAAGAACGCAAAGAGTCTGCAGATTGGAAGGATCGTTATTCTTTCGATTCTTGTCTTTGTGGTGAACGTGCAATTTAGTCGTAGCTCCGCATTGTTCGCAGGCGGATTTTTTGTGCTTTCGGCAACTCGCTTCTCCTCCGTTCCAGTTAGGGTTATCCTGACCATACCGATGCAGTCCCGGCCTACCGACGTATGCAATAGCTTTCCATTCAGACGAACACTTCCTAGAACAAAATACATCCCGGCCTCCAGCCAGTATCGAAGGGAAGGTTTTGAATTCCCGCTTACACCATTTGCAAGTAGTAGTCATAACGAGCAATACTGTATCACAAATGGGGAACTATGGCAAAGCTAACAACAGAAGCAAGAAACAGACTCCCGGCGAAGGATTTTGCTGGCGCAGATCGGTCTTATCCAATTCCCAACGCTTCGCATGCTAGAAATGCTCTGGCGCGCGTGAGTCAGCACGGAACACCTGCGGAGAAGTCACGCGTTCGCTCTGCCGTCCACAAGAAGTTCCCTGGAATAGGGAAGAACAAAGCCTTCTACGGCGGGGAGTAAGTTATGCCTTGGAACCAAGTCATGTCGAAGTGGAAATCAGGCAGCCTGAAATCTGGAGGTTCCGGTAAGCCGGTGAAGTCTCAGAAGCAGGCTGTGGCGATCATGCTCTCAGAAAAGCGCGCCGCTGGTTCCAAGCCGGAATACAGAGCATCGAAAAACAAAGCATTCTACGGAGGATGAACATGGCGAAGTTGTCTGAGATCAAAGCGAAAGTCGAAGCGCTGCACGAAACGGATTACCAGGGTGCAGAGTTCACGATTCAGGGCAAGCATGTGAAGTCTGTGCTGCTCGACATCGTGAGTTACCTCGAATCCATCGACGGGACAGTTTCTCGGCGCGTGCCGCTCAGCGAAGTTTCCGAAGTATTCAACGATGTCTAGTCTTGCTTTTCCGCATCCCGGCATCCGCGTTCACACGAACGACCACGGCATCACCGTTCTTCGTCTGCACTACTCCGCTGACGAGGAGAAGGGCGGCGGGGAGAAGATTTACGTTCCCGAGATCAAGCGCTCGCTTTCGCCCTGGGCCTATGCACAATACAAGCAGATGACGGACCCGACTCTGTACTTGAAAGAGTACGAGATCGAGGCCGAAGCCGCGCTCGGTGCGCTGATCTACCAACTGGACGAGGAGGCCACGCTTGAAGACTCCTTCCCGATTCCGAGGACTTGGACGCGCAGGATGGCGCTCGATCCGCATCCTGGCATCCCTGACGCGTTTCTTTGGGTTGCAACCGATCCATGGGGTGACCGATGGGCTTATCGAGAACTATGGCCATCGCGTGTCTGCTTTATTTGTGACCCGGAAACCAAGCAAGTGAGAGGCAAAGCAGGGCCGTGTCCGCCCGATGATCCGCTGATCCCGATCAAACATTACGTCGAGACGATGAAGTGGCTCGAATCTTCCAGCAACCCGGAGAATCAGGACGAGAACAAGACGCCGTTCGACGAGCACATCTTTGCCCGCGTCATCGACTACTCGGCCCGTGCGTTCGGCAAGGGAACGACGGACGATCCTGAACAGCCAAACTTCCAGCAACGCTACGAGCAGTATATGCAACTGGAGAAGCTGTCTTGTCCGAGCTTCGACGACGCGAAGAAGGATCACGACGTGGGCTACGAGCGAGTGAACGCGGGACTGAAACCGCGCATGGTCCGCGATACGAACGGGGAGCCGAAGAAGCGCTCGCAGATTCACATCTTCCGCGACAAATGCCCTGAGTTGATCTATCAGTTGAAGAACGTGCGCAAGAAGATTCTGACGCCGACGCAGATGATGTCGCAAGACCCGAGCGGGCAGCAGGTTGCCGTGCGTTGTCATCAGGTCGACAACCTGCGCTACGTCGAGATGGCGAATCCCATCTACATCAACCCGCATCCGCAGCGCTCGCACTTCGAGCCGCTGCAGGAAGGGTTCAGCTACTAGCATGGCCACGACGAATCCAGCGATCGGTCCCGTTTCGGACATCATCATGCGCCGGGACGAGTGCAAGAAGTGGATGAACCTGAACTACTGGGCCGAGTGGGTCGACACTTGGCGCGCGATCAAGTGCAGAACGCGTCCGATCTACGAGCGGGACTCGGCGGGGAAAGAAACGAACGTCGAGGACAAGTCTCGCACGAACGTCGAGAGCGGGCTGGCGAACCTGATCTACCGCAAGAACGTGGCGCGACTTTCCGCGCAGCCTTACACGCTGCGCGTGAGCGGAGGCCAAGATCCGAGTGTTGGCGCCAGACTGAGCGCGTTGCTCTCGAAGCAGTACGACAACTCGCAGGAGCAGCCGGAAGATCAGCGGGTGAGGATGGCCGCGGAAGCGCTCGGCATCGGCATCTCGAAAATCTACTGGGACTTCATCTCGCGCACGATGGTGTTCAGGAAGGCGATCCTGAAAGAAGGCAAAGTCGTCTACCGCGACCGAGCCTCGATGATGCGCGCCCGGAAAGCTCCCGACGCCGAGATTCAGCAGGCCGTCGAAGAGCACAGCGCGAACATGACGGACGAGGAAGTGCAGGAGTTCATGGGCAAGAGCGGGACGGAGTTGACGGTCCCCGAAGAGATCAAGAAGTACGAAGGCCCGCGCGTGATGTGCTGCTTCCCCGGAGACGTGTTCTGGGAGCCGTTCGCCAAGACCCTGTTTCAATCTTCGTTCGCGATTCACAGCTACCGCGAGTCCGACCTCTGGCTGAAGAAGATGCTCGGGCTAAAGTACAAAGACCCGGAGACGGGCGAAGATACGCCGGCGTTCGATCCCGAAGCGGTTGCGAATCTGATGCGTCTTGATCCTGAGCCGGTCGTCGTCAAGGGCGAGTTCCAGGAGTTGAAAGATTTGTTCCGTACCGCCGTCGGGAAGCAGGATCAGGTGATGTATCAGTTCCCGCGGAACCTACGCGTGCGGAAGCTGTACGACATCCTCGAAGAGCACAAGCAGGACGATGACGGACGGATGTGGATCACCTGGGTGAACGAGAACTATCGCGACAAGGTGCTGGGGA